CTTGCGGGGCCCTCCTAGAGCTCTTTGCTCAGTAGGTGCACTGCACCCTTCTCTTCTGGTCGCGAGATTCTGCGACGCTCACTAAGTTGCATTTTATGGTCAATAAGACTGTGATTAAGAACTTCGAGTCGGGTGGCATTCGGACGATCCCATCTGGTACGTACCCGCCTTTTGGGCAAGAATCTTCTTATGTGAAGACTTCTTCCTATCAGGCGAGTACAACCCAGGTTGGAAAGTCCGTGCCTGGCTGGAAAGCCAAGCTACGTAACCATGAAAACGCGGTTAGTGCATATAGTGTCACTGACACTAATATTCACAAAACCCCGGGGCACCACACCTATACGGTGTATGCCAATGGTTCTATGCCCATCCCTCCCGGAGGTCAGTATCACAGTCCGCAGACTTACAGCCTTCAGGGGTCATTTGCCCCCTTGGTACCGTTTTCTGCTGATTATGGACCTCTGCAATTTAGTGTAATTAACACTTGCGAGCTGGAATGGCTCCTCAAGGCCCGGAAGAAGCAGACGCTTTTTCAGGGCGCCACCTTTATTGGTGAACTTGGTGAGTCACTCCGGATGATCCGTGATAGAGCGGGCAGACTTAATAAGCTTATAGAGAATCACCTCGGCGCTATTCGGAAAAACCGAAAACGCTGGGGTAAGACTCGAAAAAAGCGAAAAAAGTTTGTCCGTCAAGCTTGGCTCGAGACAACCTTTGGTTGGTTGCCTCTCGTGTCTGATACCGAGGATGCCGCGCAAGCGTTGGCTGAAACAGTGAACAGAATGAGGAATGAAGTGATGAACGTTTACCATTCAGTAAACTTCAGCGACTCCTACCCCATGTCCGCTGTTACCAACAAAGGCGTCGGTGCCCATGGTTTCAGACAAGTATCACAGTCGACAGCCGAGATCGGCTGTCAATACTATGGTGCAGTCAAGATTAACTTAGGCGGGCCAGGTGGTCTTTTTGACACCGATCTCTGGGGTTTCTCCCCCAGGGATTTCTTTCCCACTCTCTGGGAGCTAATTCCTTGGTCCTGGGCTATAGATTACTTTTCCAATGTTGGAAAGTGTATCTCTGCCTGGAGCTTCGGATCTAGCAACCTAGTGTGGTCAGGGCGGTCCGTGAGGACCAAACTGAGGTGTAAGACCTTCTGGCACCCAAATCTTAATAATATTTGGGGTTCCGACCTAATCTCTATTTCTGGGTCTCCCGCAATTACGGAGGTCGAGTCTTTCAGGTTGGATCGGCAACAGTTTAAGGGGGAGATGCCTTGGATTACCTTCGGGCTTCAATACCCGGGGCTCAAGAAGTCTCTCAACTTAGCTGCTGTTCTTTCCCAACATGATATCTTGACCAAACAACTTAACACCTTTTGACCTTAACGGTCTTGGAGTCTGAAATGACGATTTCGATTACCTCTCCCGTAACTGGTGCGGCTCAAACCGGCTTCGCCAGTCCCACATACACTCATGTTGTGGATACGGCTCCCGATTCGAACGGAAAACAGGTTGCAGTTACCGCGCTTGGCGGTACTCAGACTGGTGCTTCCGTCTCGTCGGTAAGTTCGCCGTTCACCACCACGTTCGTCAAGCCGAAAGTCCTTAAAGCACTTTCTGCCGTCGATCCCGTGACTGGTGTTCTGCGTTCTATTCCGAAGAATGAGTATTATCTCATTACTCGGAAAGGTGCTGTCCCTCTTGCAGGTCAGGCTGCTACCCAGGTACTCGTGAAGACCATTATTTCGGTCCCAGCGGGTGTGGATACAGCTTCTCCTGCGGAGGTCAGAGCCGCTTTGTCAATGCACTTCGGCGTCATCGCCCAGCAGTCTGCTGGTATCGGTGATACTGTGGTGAGCGGCGTGATGTAAGGTACATCACATGCGCTCGCAGCGTTTTCGCATTACTAATGCGATCTCGCGGCTGTGGAGGGTTCTTGTGCCATGGGTTGTTGCTTACCTGCTCCTTTCGGAGTTGGGCTGCAGTCATCCTGAAGCATTAGCTATCCTCCTATCCTGAGACTGGAATTTCTCCAGACAGGAGACGGACTACCGTCGCCTTTCTACCACTATTTGGAGTCGATTAAATGAATTCATCTAATCTTGTTTCTCCTTCGCCGAACTTGACTTGTCGAGAACGTCGAGCAGTCTGCCTATTTGCGTCTCGCGGAGAATTCCGCTCGCTGTTTGCAGATATACTCTACCGTATCGACGATGAGCCCAAGGTTGTTTCCCATCGACATGTCTATACCCTCGTCTTTCTCATTACTGAGAAATGCGAGTTTAGATATCAGTTGATGAGTAGAATCATGGAACTCTTCGACACTATGTATGAGTCAGACGATGATATCACCGTCTACAAACCATATCTAGACATGGTACTTTCCTGCAAAACTTTGCAGGAAGTTTCCGACCTAGTCACACGAATCGATGACAACTCGGACAATGTGCCCGAGTCTGTCTGCGATGAATGTGGTGCCGAACTATAGTCATAGTGCATTGGAGTCCTCTTCATGAGTGATTACTACGGAGAGTTAACTTCATGCCTGCGCCAAGACCTGCATGGCCTCATGGCCTTATCACCTTCACAGTACGCGTCCGCCGAAGGTCTTCAGAGCTGCATTTTTAAAAAATGCATTACCCTGGTTGACCCTCAGGCAGAGCGCCGTGGCTTAGAGAAATTTCTCGAAGTCAACGGAAGGTGCGGTTTATGGACCTTGCAGATGAGCAGTGATCGAGATAAGGAGTTGGTGGGTGAAGCTAAAAACTTCATTTACCGGTTCCTGCTCGACTCAGGATTGCCCTCCCTTACCTTTGCTCATATTCTGAACAGAGGAAGGATGGGGCCTGGATCGAGCATACTTGCGTCGGGATTCGACTTCTATACGAAGTTGTTCTCTTCGCAATTATCTACGACACGGCTTCTCTTGGATAGAGCGTTTCGGCTCTTCTTCGACGAGGACCCGCGCTATCGATCTGCTGAAATCTTACGCAGATATAGTTTTGGGGATCCCGTCGTCGTACCAGGCAACCGTCTCAGCTTCGTCCCTAAGTCTAACGACATATGTCGTACAATATGTACAGAGCCTTCGTTGAATATGTTCTTTCAACTTGGGCTTGGTGAATGGCTGGCAGAACGTTTAAGGTCGAAGGTTGGAATCAACCTGTCGACCCAACAATTTGTCAACCGTCGGCTTGCGCGTATCGGTAGTCGAACGGATCGATTTTCTACAATCGATCTCTCTTCGGCTTCCGACTCGCTCTCGCTTGGCATGGTCTCTGAGATGTTCCCTCGCGATTTTGTCGCTTGGTTGCACCTTCTAAGATCGCCAGTTAGCAGTCTGCCTTTCAATGGCGGTACTGTTAACCTCAACATGATATCTACAATGGGTAACGGTTATACGTTCCCATTGCAGACTCTGTTATTCACCGCATGTGTAGTATCGGCCTTGAGGGTCTCGGGTATTAAACCGAGATTCCGAAAGGGGAGACGGCTTCCAAATTTTGCAGTTTTTGGTGACGACATCATCATCCCGACCGAATGTCTGGATGACTTGTTGCGCCTTCTGCATCTTTTGGGTTTTGTCGTCAATTCCGATAAGACCTTTCACAAAGGTCCGTTTCGCGAGTCTTGTGGGGGCGACTACTATCGTGGTCGTCCTGTGCGCCCAGTTTACTTACGTTCACTGGAAACACCTCAAGATCGCTGCGTCGCTATAAACCGTCTAAACGAATGGACTGCCATGACTGGCATTCCGCTTCGTAACTGTGTCCAGTATCTCATTAAGACAGTGCCTTTTCGGCCTGTCCCACTATGGGAAAATCTGGATGCAGGGATACGGTTACCTCTCTCTTTGGCCGGTCGGTTGAGGAGAAGCCGCCGTTACCAGTCTCCGATTTATCGGAGATGGGTCGCAGCAGCCCCTCAACTTAAGGTTACTGATGAAGTTATCGTACCTAGACGCGCTCGAAGGAGGATCTTTAACCCATATGGGTTGTGGATTTCCTTCTTGCGGGGTGACATGGAACGTGGTAAGATTCCTATCCGGAGTCTTACGGCGACACGTTACATGACGAAGACGTCTGTGGCCCCTAACTGGGATCACGAGACGACGAACCCCTTCTCTTGGGGTTTTGGTGGTAGGATGTCGCTTCTTGCGGCATCCGCGTTAAACCTTGAACAAGTTTAACTAACCCAAGG